AAAAAAAATGAGAGGCGGGGCTGAAATGCCTGAAGAAATGCCTGTAGAAATGCCTGAAGAAATGCCCGGATTAACTGGAGGAGCTAAAAAGAGAGGTTCCAAAAAGGCCTCCAAAAAGGCCTCCAAGAAAGCCTCCAAAAAGGCTTCCAAAAAATCATCTAAAAGAGGAAAGAAGATGGACGGTGGAGCAAACGCTGGCTTTGAAGCTTTCTTACAATTAAAAAAGAAAATAGCTGACCATTTAAAGATACCAAATGGACCTAAAGCTGGAAAGGTAGCTGCAGTAGTACAAAAAGAAATCAAAGAAAAGAACATGGGTTCTGATGGTAAACCAAATATTTCATCAGTAGATGTATCAAAGAAAGCCTTGGAATTATTTGAATCAAATCCTGATAAATACGCCAAACACGCCGAATAAACTTTAATTTTTTATATTTATAAAAAATTAAAATTATTTAAGTACATTAATATTTGCTCCATCGTTAAGAATTTCTAATACTTGAGCTTCTCTTACTTCTGAACGAACATTATTTTTTAAAAAATTACTATCGAATTGATTAAATGCTTTAGATGAGCCATAATCAGTTAACCAAATTTTACCTTCACAAGTATTAGAAATACCAGAGTCAACTTGAGGTGTGTGTCCTATAAACATTCTATCAACTTTATAAATTTCTTTTAATGGGTTCATTAGGTGGGAGCAGGTATCTTTACTTTTAAGTTTATTTCCAAAAACTCTATTCCATAATGGTGAATAATCACTTGAATCTAAAAGTTCTTGATGATCCATTTGATTATTTAATTTATCCCATAAAAATAAAGACATAATTTGGTTCATATCTTCAATATTATATTTTTTTGCAATTTTAGGAACAACTCCAGCGTGTACAAATAAATTTGAACCAATAATTAAAGATAATTGTCTAGTACAACCTAAAAAATTAGAAATTGGATTACCAGGTGAGAAAGCCCATGTTCTAGCTTCCATACCATCTTTGATTATTTCTCCATTTGGTTTTTTATAATTTTCAAATTCTTTAACATTTTTGTATGAAACATATCTCATATCTCCACTTACATTCATTAATTCGTGATTCCCAATTATAGAATATACTGCACCTCCAACTTTTTGTGCTTGATAGTGAAGTTCTGTGAAATAATTTAATATTTTAAAATCAGATGCTTCATCGTTTTTGGTAGCTTCAGGTAATTTACAAGATATACCAGAAAATCTACAACGATCAATTTGGTCTCCAACTTGTACAACAACTGTTTCACCTCCAATCCAATTATTATTATTATCTATTACTTTTCCAACTTTTAATGATTTAATTGTCATATCCCAATCACCATGTAAATCACCAATTACAATAATTCTTTCTACTGGTGGTAAAACACTAGGATATTTTTTAAAATCTGGGCATTTTTCTCTATATATTAATTCCCATGTTTTTCTGTCCATTATATTAAATTATATAAAATTTTAAACATTAGTTAAAAATTTTATAATTTACCAAGAAGCGTATTCACCAGTTTCAAATGCCGCAACAGCCATTGATTCGTCTCCACAAGTACCAGTTATAATTTCAGAATCTTGAAATTTTTCTCTAGAGTGTTTGTGTTTAATTTCATTATTAATAGATTCAAAATTTAAGTTTTCATAGTTAAAGCCTTCTAAGTTATTATTAAATGCTTCGGGTTTTTTGGTTTCTTGTTCTTCACGTAGTTCTTCGTCTTTTTCTTCTTCTTTTTCTTCTTGTTCAGTTTCATTACTTTCTTCGCGTTGGTCTTCCTTTTCTTCTTCGCGTTGTTCTTCTTCTTTTTCTTCGGTTTGTTCTCCTTTTTCTTCATATTGTTGTTCTTCATATTGTTGTTCTTGAACTTGTTCTCCTACTTCACCTTCACCACCAATTACATAATTAGTCATGTCAATATTATTATCTAATTGATATTCTACAGCAGCGACTTCTCTTTCTTGTTCGGAATTATCAATATAAATATGATTTTGAGATTGAAGAGTTTCAGCATCAATAATTTGACCATCATTTACAGCAGGAGCGTAATTTACAAGGTCCTTTTCATTATCAACATCATCAGCAGGTGATACTTCGCCAAAATATTCAATATTTTGGTCTATTTTATTCTCTACGGCTAATACAACTGAATTAGTTGTTTCTTGGTTAGCTAATGTTTGTAAAGTTACTAATAAAGCTACTGATGAAATAATAGCAACAGTGGGATTTTTAGTAGCAGCATAAGCAATTAAGAACATGAAAGCTAGTTTAAACCAAGTATTTTTAAAAACACGTGTAATAGACAAAGGTAATACTGGAGCGGCTAATGCAGCGTAAAGAATTAAAAATAAGCTTAATACTGTTGTTAAAATTCTGTTGCTATCTATTACGGAGAAAGCATTATTAATACTATTGTTAAAATTTTCGGATAATTCCATTAATATATAATAGATTATAAAAAATTTTAAATGTTTTAATAAATATTGAAATTTAAAAACTAAATTTATATATTTTATAATTATATGAAAATTAAGACTATTTTATCCAAAGATGGTTATTTACTTGTTAAAAAAAATTTCGACGAGGAACAAATAAATAAAATTAGAAATGAATTAACAGTAGAACCATATAAATTTGGTGTTTCTTATGGTAAAAAAGAAGAAGAAAATACAGCATTTAAAGTTTTTAGAGAAACAGACGAATACTTAATTTTACCCAAGTTTTTTGGTTTGGATAAATTTGGAAATCCTGATAGCAATAAAGAAATTACCGGAGATGAAACTATAATTAATTTTAAAGGTAGTTTACGAGAAGCTCAACAAAGTATTGTTGATAGTGTGATGCCAAAATTACAAAAAAATGATGGAGGTTTAATTTGCATCGGATGTGGTGGGGGTAAATGTTTGGGAAAAGATACTGAAATTTTAATGTTTGATGGTACAATTAAATTAGTTCAGGATATTAAAGTTGGTGATAAAATTATGGGTGATGATTCAACACCAAGAAATATATTATCAATCACTAAAGGAAGAGAAATGATGTACAAAGTGAATGAAACAAAAGGAAATGGATATATTGTAAATGAAAGTCATATATTATCTTTAAAATATGGAACAAATAAAGGTAAAATTGTTAAAGGCCAGTTAATTGATATATCTGTTAAAAATTATTTAGATTTACCCACTTCATATCATGGAAGAGGTAGTCCTTTAAGAGGTTATAGAGTTCCAATTATCTTCCCCCAAAAAAAAGTAGAAATTGAACCTTATCTATTAGGTTATTGGTTAGGTGACGGTCATTCTTACAGTACTCAAATTTCTACCCAGGAATCAACAGTAATAAAATATTTAGTTGACTGTTTTAAAACTAAACACACATCTTTATATTTAAGGCATATTAAAAATTATGATTATAGAATTAATTCATTAAATAATAAAAATATATTTCTAACATTTTTAAGAGAAAATAATTTATTAAAAAATAAACATATACCATTAAATTATAAATGTAATTCTAGAAAAAATCAATTAGAATTATTAGCTGGTTTGATAGATTCGGATGGTCATTACCATAATAATTGTTATGAAATTATTCAAAAAAATGAAAAATTATTAGATGATATTATTTATCTAGCAAGATCTTTAGGATTTAGTGCTTTTAAATCTAAAAGAAATAAAACTTGTACTAATGCAAAAGGCGGACCAAAAACAGGAGTATATTATTGTACACATATTGGCGGTAGTGGTTTAGAAAAAATACCTGTTTTGTGTAAAAGAAAGAAAGCTCATGTAAGACAGCAAATAAAAGATAATTTAAATTATATTATAAAATTAGAAAAATTAAAAGTAGATGATTATTATGGTTTTGAAATAGATGGTAACAGAAGATTTGTATTAGGGGATTTTAATGTAACACACAATACGGTGATTGGATTGCATATTGCTTCATTATTTAAATTAAAAACATTAATTATCGTACATAAATCTTTTTTATTAAATCAATGGAAAGAAAGAATAGAACAATTTACTGATGCGAAAGTAGGGATAATTCAAAGAGATAAAGTAGATATAGATGGTAAACAAATTGTTATTGGTATGATTCAATCAATTGCAAGAGAAAAATATGATGCCGATATTTTCAGGGAATTTGGATTTGTAATTTTTGATGAAGCACATCACGCTCCTTCAAAGTATTTTTCAAGAGCTTTACCATTAATTGCGTGTAAAAAAAGTTTAGCTTTATCTGCCACACCAAAAAGAAGTGATAGATTAGAAAAAGTATTATATTGGTATCTAGGTCCAATTATTTATAAAAATGAATTGGAAGAAAATAAAACCGTTTTAACTAAGATATATAAATATTCTATAGAACACGAGAAATTTAAAGAAAAGAAACAAAGATTTACCGGTGAAGTGAATAGACCAGGAACTATTTCAAATTTGGTAACAATTGGAAGAAGAAATCGTTTTATAATAGATATCGTTGAAGATATGTTATTAGAAGACAATAGAAAAATTATTGTATTAAGTGAAAGAAAGGAACATTTAGATTTATTAAAAAAGAGACTAGATGAAAGGGAATTAGCAACAACAGGATTTTACGTAGGAGGAATGAAACAAAAGAAATTAGATGAATCTGCAAATTGTCAAGTAATTTTTGGAACTTTTCAAATGGCTTCTGAAGCGTTGGATATTAAAGGTTTAAACTCCCTTGTAATGGCATCTCCCAGAAGAGAGATTGAACAAACAATTGGAAGAATTACTAGAGACCCAGAAGCTAAGGTAAGACCTTTGGTAGTAGATATAACTGATAATCTTGATAGTTTTGTAAGACAAAGTTATGCTAGAAGAAAATTTTATAGAACAAATGGTTTTCAAATTATTTATTATGAAGTAGAAAACAATGAAATTATTTTCCAAGAAGATATAACAATAACTAAAGAAAATAACAAAATAATTATTGAAAATCCTAATGACGTAGATTTTGTAGATTAAACTTTTAACTTAAATGTTTTTCTATGGAAATCGGATAAACCAAATTTTTTTATACCTTCAATATGTTTTTTGGTTCCATAACCCATATTGCTTAATAATCCATATTTAGTATCTAATTCTGGATTTTCAAGACATAAATTTTTAATATAATCATCGTGATATTCTTTGGCTATTATTGATGCAGCAGCTATAGAATAATATTTTGAATCACCTTTTACAATTGAATTGACTTGATATTCTGGAAACTTTTTTTCCCAACCAATCCCATCTATAATTAAATGAGATGGTTTAAAAGTTAATTGTTCTAAAGCTCGTGTCATTGCTAATTTAGTTGCTTCTAAAATATTAATTTCATCTATTTCTTCTGCTTCTGCCCATCCAACAGCCCACTCATCTACATTTTCTTGAATCCATTTTAATACTTCACCTCTTTTTTTTGGTGATAAAGTTTTGGAATCTTTAACATTTTCGTTAATTTCTGTATTATCCCCTCCCCAATTTACAGCAGCCGCATAAACTCTACCAATTAATGGTCCTCTACCGGCTTCATCCATTCCAACTTCAACATCAAACTTTTCAAAATGGTTTTTTTTCATTAAAATAAATTAATAATAATTATTTATATCAAATTTATTTTTTATTTGATTTATAAATATTTTTTTTGGGTTTTATTTCATCAATATCGTCGTCT